GAGAGACACAATAATTGGCCTGCACCAATGTGGATTCAAACTTCATACAATACATCACACAATACACATAAATCTGGTGATAACTCAAAAGCATTTAGAGGAAACTATGCAGGTATAGGTTATGAATGGGATGAAGATAATCAAATCTTTTGGCCTAAAAAACCTTATGCATCTTGGGTTAAAGATACATCAGATGCTAAATGGCATTCACCAATTGGTGATGCTCCTGCATTGACAGCTGAACAAACTTCACAAAATGAAGCTGGTACTCATAGATGGCATTATGCTTGGAATGAAGCCGGCCAATCTTGGGACTTGACAGATTCAATGGCATAATTTAAAAAGGTATGTGGTATGCACAAGAAAGTATTATCTGAAATAAGTTTATATTACGGTGATGTGGCGATGCCCAAAGATTGGGACATTGATCGAGATAAATTACAAAACGACATCTTACAATCACAAATTAAAAACAAAGAACTTCCATTTTCACGAACTTGGGATATGTTACATACATATATTCGAGAGCATATAAATGTAGAATATGGTATTAATTTAATTAATAAAGACACATGGGG